GCCAACAAAATACTAAATTAACAAGAAACTGACACTAATCATGGATCCTCATTATGACATTACTGATTGCCCAATCGCATATCCTACTGAAAAACCCAATGAATATTCGCGCATCTACATCCCTGGAGATGTCGAGAAAGTCAGAAACGAATTCGTTCCGGACGTCTTAGACAGGTCTCCTAGAGCAAGACTCCATGATCACAATGTTGCATTTGGTCATCGTGACGAGCCTGTTCAGCTGATTCCAATGGCCGTTGAAGCAATGACATCCGATTATGAACTGCCTGATGAGATGAGAGAGCTCATTAGCACTTTCTTGTTGCCTGATGTGACAAAGCTAGCTTACTCTCGCATGTGCAACAACCCTGATGTAAAAGTTTATAACTATGAAGGAAACGGTTGGGAAAGGCCTCTAAAAGCTCCAACATTCAAGTATAGTGCAGATGGTGACTCTCTGTGTGCAGAGAGATGTTACCGCGATTGTATGTTCAGCATAGGAAAGAGACTTGACAGAGAGAGAAGTTTTCCCTACTTTCCGCGCATCTGGCTTCTGATCGAGAAACTTCTGATAGATTTCAAAATCGTCATCGTAAATGAAGTGTCGTCCTACTCACATTACTCCAGAATTGTCTCTAGAAGCACGGTCTCCGCTGGTCTTCACGAAAGAATCTGTGTGATAAAGCTCTTCAGAGGCTATCAGGCTGATCACGTGGAATTCAGTAGAGTGACTGACATGCAACTCACAGAAAATATTATCAAAATAGGGGACTATGATTGCTTCTGGAGGCACTTGTGGAGACCAGTTGGAATGTTCTCTGAACCAGATGGCACCCAGCATTCAAGCGAGCCCACCTTTTCTGCCAACAAGTTGGATTTTTATCAAGAGAGGATTGTGAGAACTGACTCTGTAGTGAAGACCAAGGACATTCCAAACTTCGAGCTTCTGGTAGTCGACGGAGGATTCGAACTCAGAGAAGGTTCTCTCAGCGGAGACTCAATCTCTCTAACTATGCCCGGAGAGAACAGCTACTTCATATCAAAGAAACGGATGAACACTCTTCATCATGATCTTCCCCTGAGCTTCTTCGCAAAACTCCTAGATAAGGACATGACCTTCGGAAAAATGTTTGGGAAAACTGATGAGCATTCTTTTGACGTGCCATCACCAGATTACTTAGTCAGGAGACCAGACGGTGCCGGTGGAGTTCTAGAGATTGCAACTACAAAATCATCCTTTGCCACTCAAGCGCAGTTTGATAGAAAACAAAACAAATACATAGATATTTGTAATCACAGAGACATTCTGCTGAAGATCGTCTCTGTATCTTCTTCTGAGGTCACTCACAACACTGGTATCACGGATGATGACTCTAGACAACTTTCCTCTTTATACTTGTATGGAGTTGAGATTCAGTTGATAGCCGAGAGTTTAGGATGGGAGAGTGACTTACTATCGGATGACAGGGTGACTAGAGTTGAGCAATCAATAAAAGATTTGAATTTCATAGACCCTGGAGATGATCCTCTCTGCAATTGCGAAAAGAGGCCGGATTTGTCTATCAATGAATCATACGTCAAGAAGCTCATCAACGAGTCAATTGAAACATTGGCTTCGGAAATCAAGAAGAGACCAGATCACTCGCTGTTGGTTGACAACTATAAAGATTCTATAAACAGTGTCGGTGAGAGAGATGATCAAAAAGCAGTTTCACCCATGTGCTTCTTCTCCCTTAGACCAGGATCAGTTGAGAGTAACCCATGCTTCCATGGTGAAGACTATTACCAGAGATTCTGGGACAATGTTCTTTGTGACTCATATCCGGACGATGAAGAGCTGTGTTACGAGGACTGCGAATATATGAGAGAGACTGTTGAATCAGAAGCAGATATTAGAGAAGTTAGGAAAGACATGATATCAGACAGACATTTGGTCAATCTGCAAAGTGACGAATCTCTAGACAGAGCTCTGGCTTCCGATGGTGTGCAAGGTAAAAGATACAGTTGTGATTTTGAAAAGAGACAAAAAGAGGAGAAGAGTAGGCAGTCCTTCGTGTACAACACCAACACATCAGACATAGACAAATTCATAGGATCTTTCCATGTCCAATTTAGAGAAAGAGAAAATCCACTTTCTGAAAGATATTCCCACATGTTGGAATACGGTGAGGAAATGAATTATCCGAGACACGTCATAGAAAGAATGCTGAACACCGAAATCTGTTCTAAACTTTCAACGATGTCTGCCATTTTCAGTGAGATAAACTTGAATTCCCGGAAGAAGATGAAAGGGAGACAATGGTCAGTTATAAGACATCCATGTTTCCCTTGCTTTATCGCTGTGCACACATCAAAAGCTAACTCTCACGTATTCTATTCGATACTCTTTAGGAAAGAAGATATGCTTTCCTGTGAGGACAGACCTTTCAGAAGTCTGATAGACCTAGATGAGGATCACATGTGTACTCCAATTTGCAGCTTGACTCATCATGATTTATCAGTTTGGATCTCCCTACCTAACATGCTGCTATCCACTGTTGCAGTTCTGTCAGATGTCTATGATTTCGATCTGATATCCGAGAACATCGCTGAGTTCCCCGCTGGTCAAGAGTTGATGTTCTGCATTCTAGAGCTTTTGGAAAATAAAGAGTGCACTTCAACTCCAACATTCAACGTCAGATACATGTATATGGAAATGATGAAGCCGAAAGAAGTTCCCTGTTCTCCGTTTAAAGTGCTGACGAAGTACCCCACTGTGATTAGGAGCCGACTTCAGCTTTGGAACATAAAGAGAACAATATCTAGCTTCTATAAGATGCTAGACAATAGAGACAAGCTTGGTGGTGAGTTTGTACCAAAATCTGGAAAACCAGGGATGGATGCTATTCCTCTAGCTAAGGACCATATGGAGGGACTCATTTCAAATATCTCTCTAAAGGAAATTCCCAGTTTCTCAGTTGCTGTCAGTTTGTCATACTTGGGCGTTTATCACAACGTGGACAAAGGTGAGCAGATACATGGCTACTTGAAGATATTCTCAAAAATTCTGAAAGAAGAGATCAAAATGAGAGATGCCAGAGAGGAGCACACCAAGATTCACAATGATGAAGATCCTGCCCCAGGAGATTTCAAAAGTCATGAGTTCTCTCCCAATCACATGAGGAAACTGGCCCAGGTCCTGAAGAAGCATTATAGAAGAAGGGGTATGACCATGAAGTCCGTCAGAGATAAGATACTGAAAGATCTCTCTAGAGTTACTTTCAGTGAGCTTGCTACGTTCAAGGCGTCTGCAAATGTTGAGAATTTCTTAGAAGACAATGATCCTGACTGGGTAGATTATGATCAGAAGAGGAGAAACAAAGCGATCGAAGAAATAATGAATCTAGTGGAAGAGATAGAATTTGATGATTCAACTCCTTTCACTAAGATCAATGATCTCTTCAAATTCCTTGAGAAAAGTGGAGGTCTGATAGCCAATCTTTTTAAGAAAAATCAGACGACGGGTGTCAGAGAAATATTCGTTTTGACCATGATTTCTCGAATAATTGTCAAGTTTCTCGAGACTGTGTCAAGATCCATGTGCGAAATGTCAGAGAATGAGTATCTAACAAAGGGCAACAGAAAGTCGACGGCTTCCACAGCACACTTCGCAAAGGTGAAGTCTTTTAAGAGAAATGATGATGTTTCTTTGACAATATCAGACTCCTGCGATGCCACAACCTGGTGCCAGAGATTCATTATGAACGTGTTTCAGTCATTCTTTGATGAGTTCTTTGTAGGAGACAAAGATATACTGAAAGCTATAACCATGATACTTAACTTTGTGACCCTGAAAGGACTTGAGCTTCCGAAAGATCTCCTAAAACTCTTCGAGGCAAAAGTGGACATAAAGTCATTTGATCCTGGCATGGAAGAACTGAAAGATCAATTTTTAGGAAGATCCGAAAACTCTGATCTGATGAAGCCATTCAAGGTTCTAATGAAGAACAGATCGAACTTCATGCAAGGAATTCTCCATTACACTTCTAGCATAGTCCACTCCGCCCACATGCTATGGTT